TTGTTTATCACTAATGATCAAATGAAATTGTTTACACCACGCAATAATCATTCGCACCCAACAGCTGCTATGTACCGGTCCGGAGTCAATGCTTTTATGACTCGTCTGGTTACATCAGCGGGCTTCATACCATACCAAGTGTCTATGTCAGCAACTGATAAATGCGACGGAACACGATTATTCTACGGGCAAAAGGATCTTGCTATCCCCTATAAACATGATAGCGTTAAAGATCAGCACGTAATAATTATGACCGACGTAGATTATTATACTGACATAAACAAATGGCTATCGTACGGACGTCCGATATTGATGTATACAATGGTACCTAAAACAGTTGTTGGAAGAACACAGGATTATGCTTACCGTATTGTGAATGGAAGGTTGGAGATGCATGTTGCTGGAGGATCCACATATACCCATGAGTTATGGGATTACCAAGGCGACACTGTATCAATTGTGGCAGAAGACGGAAAGAACAACGAACATGTGATCTGTTTTCACCTCGAACAAAGAGATATTCCTGGTGACCCGGACCATAAGTTTATTGTTTTTACGCCTTATGCTTACATTCCAGCCCCATACTATTATGTATGTATCGAACCTACCCCAGTTAGGCGTAAATGCTTTGGGGATACCATTAACTATCTGTTCGAACCCATCACAAACACCTTAAGTATATCCGAAAATGGTTCTTGGAATAGCGTTGAGCTTGATGCCACACTCTATTCAGCGATACAACAACGATTGTTGCAGAAAACAACTCCCACTTTGATTGTAGATGTCGAAAGACATTTGCGCGCAGCAGAACACCCACGGCCCGCCGTTGCTGCCCCATTAGTGTATCAACTTATGAACTGTACTATTGACAAAAACGTCGTTATGACCAAAGGCTGTATTACCACGTACCACCCACTGGGGACCCTAGTGAATGAAGATGGAAAACCCTCCGGCTCTCAAGTGTGCACACCAATGCTCACTGAAGCTGGAGTTTTCCCATCCAATTCTGTGGCCAGTGATGAAGCTACGGTACGAGGCAGGATTGACAAAGTCCGCAACAATGTCGTTCCTCCACGGAAATACAACGTTTGGCGTAATGATTTTATCACTACAATTGTCAAACACCCTGGCACTGGTGGACCAATCGGCACAGGTGACGTTGCTGAAGTCCAAAACAAACCAATGCAAAGGGCACGCTTCGTGAAATCGGAGTGTACATTAACTACTACACCTATCAATGAATTGAAATCATTCGTGAAAGTTGAACCTTACACTTCCATAAATGATCCACGTAACATTACTACAATGATTCCCGAGTTAACAACTGAATTAAGTGCTTACAGCATTCCCTTTAAGGATGAAGTACTTAAGGATTTACCTTGGTATGGTCCAGGTAAAACCCCAATTCAGGCGGTTGAGAAATTGCAAGAAATGGCTATGTCGGATAAACCATGGATAGTGACAGATTTCAGCCGAATGGATGGTACCATCAGTGAGTGGATGCAACATTTCCTGACCGAAATAATGTTGCGGTGGGTAAGGGACGAGTATAAGGATATGTTGAGATATTTACTCTTACAAGTTCTGATCATGAAAGGGAGAACCAAGCATGGGATAAAATATCAACCTGGATGGGGAAATAGGAGCGGTAGCCCAGTCACTACCATACTTAACACACTCGTATCAATTCTAATTGTTTACATGGCTTTGAGGTCTTTAGGCCAAAATCACAACAAAGCTTGGAGTATGATTCAATTCTACTGCCTGAAATATGGGGACGATGGAGTTGATATTCTGTGTGTTGAGGGGTTGGACGACGCAATCACGTCGGTGGCTGAAGATTTAGGTCTTAAGATCAAAATCGAGGTTATACCAATGGGATGCACTATACCCTATCTCGGTCGTTATTTTGTCGACCCATCATCTATGCCCGATTCTTTCCAGGACCCACTTCGAACGATAGACAAACTGCATCTATCCTCAAACACTCAGGTAACAGCTAGGCAAGCACAATTCAACAAAGCTTCCGGCTACATAACCACTGATAGATTAACCCCTATCATTGGTAGTTACTGCAAAGTGGTTTTAGATAGTTATGCAGGAATGTCAGTTCGAGGTGAGACCAGTGAAGAGAGGTACAAGATGAGTAATGCTTGGCCACAATATGAATCACACAAGAATCATATAACCCAATCTATGGCAGAGTTGTTAAAGATTGAATACTCAGAATTGAAGCGTTTAGATGAAATGGTGTCTAATGTAACTAACCCTGAAGAATTCCCAGTTTTGTTTGAAAAGACAATGAAGGTGAATTTACCGGCAATCTATGGGGAGGTGATTGTTGAGCAGGGGGAACATTATGACCAAGATGACATCCAATCAGCAGCAGTTCGTCCTCAGTCACAGCCTGCAAGTGACCAAACTAGCGGCGGGACTACAGACAATAGTCAGGGACACGCAGAACAAGTTGCGCGGCCTAAAAGCAAAAGGCGCCCGAATAGGGGTCGTTGTTCAAACACCAAAGAACAGCGAGGTGGAGCTAGCCCTAACAAAGCTAATCCAAAGCCTAATGCTCGATCGGCAAAACAACGAGTTGCTCGCGGTTCTAGACGACAAGTCTGAAACGACAAATGATGATTAACCGTACATCTTACCTTCATCTTCCGCGTTGTTAAATAAAACAACAGCGTTGCGAGAAACGCCCTTCTTTCCAAAGAAAGAAACACACCAACCGGCATTATGACCAAGATGACATCCA